GCCAGGCGTACATCATGTCCGGCACCGAGGGCGAAGTCCGTGTGACTCCGTTCGAGGGCAAGCGTGTTCCGGTGCGGTTCTTCCGCATCGCCTCGCGTCCCGCGATCCGCAAGGAGGACCTGTTCTACCTGCGTATCAACGCGGTCGAGCAGGCCCAGGACGAGACCAAGCAGGCGATCCTCAAGCAGGAGGACACTCGCCTGCTCGTCCTGCTCCAGGCCGCGCTGACGGACTACGCCACGCGCCCGGACCACACGGTCACCCCGAACCACAACATCACCGAGGCGTCGGGCTACCTGACGCCGGGGTCGCTGTACTCGGCCGTCGCGATGACGGACATGCACGAGCTTCAGAGCGCGCGCATCCTCATCAACCCGTTCGACTTCCGCGACCTCTACCGCTGGGACATCAACCAGACGGGCTGGGCCTTCAAGGACCGGGTCGTCGCGGGCGAGACCATCACCTCGTTCGGTGAGTTCCAGATCCAGCGGTCGATCATCGTGCCCCAGGGCAAGGTGTTCCTCACGCCGGAGCCCAACTTCTTGGGCGTTTTCCCCGTTCTGTACAGCTTGGACGTGGAAGAGAACCATATGGTCGAAGCGTTCTGGAAGGGATGGGTATTCGACGAGATGGTCAACATGTCGATCCTCAACCCCCGGGGCATCGCGACCATCACCAAGGCCTAGCAGGGCCCCTGACCTGCCGAAAGGCCCCCTCGGATCTCTCCGAGGGGGCCTTTCCCATGCCTTGCCGCACCCAACCATGCCCTACCATGCCAAGCCCCGCGTTGCCGAGACCCTGATGCTATCAGGGTCATGACTGAGGGCGCCACCCCGAAGGATGACGCCCTCCCATGCCATGCCGTGCCGATCCCCGCCTGGCCGCACCATGCCGTGCCCTGCCACGCCGCTCCGGGACAAGCCTTGATGACCTTGACTCTATACAACCCCATGCACTTCTGTCAACGACGAAGGGGCCTCCCGTAGGAAGCCCCTTCTCCTTGCCATGCCTCACCAAGCCTGGCCGCGTCTTGCCAGACCTCGCCCAGCCTCGCCATGCCCCGATGACCCTGACTCTATCAGGGCCTGGTAGGGTAGCGCCACCCCATGGTGGATGTAGCTCAGCAGGTAGAGCCCCTGGTTGTGGTCCAGGAAGTCGCGGGTTCAAGTCCCGTCATTCACCCTCAACGACGAGAACCCCCTCAGTGAGGGGGCTCTCTCCATGTCCTGCCACGCCATACCCAGCCCAGCCCGACCGTGCCAAGCCCGTCCGGGCCATGCCGCACCTAACCGGGCCTTGCGGTGCCGTGCCCCGCCTAGCCTCTGCCCCTGACTCTATCAGGGGCATGACGAAGGGGCCACCCGGAGGTGACCCCTTCTCCCTGCCGTGCCACGCCGTGCCAAACCTGGCCCAACCATGCCACACCACACCCCGCCTAGCCGTACCTCGCGGAGGTCGTACAGAGGGCCGCTACTGCTCCAACTGCTCCGGGATGGCCGTACCCCTCAGAGCCTTCTCCAGACGGCTCAGACGGTCGTCCAGACCCGCCACGTCCGCTTTGGTCTCCCGGCGTACCTGCTTCAGCGCCTCCTCGGTCTTCTGCTGGCGCCGGGTCAGCGACCGGACCATGGTCTGGACCGCACCGAGTTTTTGGGACGTCGCGACGATGACTTCACGCGTTGCCGGGGAAACGTCGTTCAGGTCGGTGTTGTCCAGGACTCCACGGGCCTTGACCAACTGCTTCGCGGCCTTGCGGGAATGGTCCCGGGAGATCCCGACGTGGGACTCCGCATCCACGATCTCGTAGCCGATGCCCTGCTTGTTCTTCAGGGTGCGGTGGTCCAGCTCCAGGAGTTTCTTCTTCGCCTGGTAGTACGGGCTCCGGTCCTCGCGGACGTCGTACCCGAGCCACTCGGAGAGCTGGGCGTAGGTGACAACATCACCCGTACGCAGCTCTACGAGCTGTTCGTACACAGTGACCCAGCGAGCCCTGTCGCCGTTCGGGGAGAACGGAGTGCGCATGATCAGTCCTCGATCTTCTCGACCACGGCCTCGAACCGGCCGAAGCGGGGACGGTAGTCGCCGAGGCCGATCATGACCCCGGCCTTCTCGGCGATCTCGGTGAAGGTGGGCAGGTCGATCTGGCCGTTGTCCACCAGGAAGTCGGCTTCCGTCACCCAGGTCCGGAACATCGGACGGGTGCGCATGACGCGGGAAGTGGTGACACCGACGGAGAGGCGCGAGACGAAGTTCTTGTCGGCCCACATTTCGTCAATGGCGCGAGGACCGTGGTAGCCGACGGGGCAGACCTCGTCCAGTGCGATCACACCGCGCTCCACGTGACGGCCGAGCTTGTTGAGCTTGGCCGCCTCCACCAGGCACCGGTGGATGTTGATGCCCGGGATATAGGGACCGGCCGCCTCGTCGAAGTACAGGCCGCCCTCGAACTCGATCCGGGCCATGCGCTCCTGGTCGTCGTCCGTCTTCGTGCGCTTGGACGAGACCTCCTTCAGGCGCTTGGTGATGGGGTCGAGCGGGTCGGACAGACGCGCGTTGTGCATGAGGAGCGCGGTCGAACCGGTGATGTTCATTCGGACCTTCATAGGCCCTCCTTGCGGAGTCGGTGATCTCTGGCGTCTCCGACATTACTACAAGAAATCCTGGAGCGTCAATGACGAAGGGCCCCGGATTTTAAACTCTGGGGCCCTTCTCCATGCGGTGCCTTACCCGGCCCGGCCCTGCCTAGCGATGCCACGCCGCGCCACGAGGGCTTCACTTTATCAGGGTCATTCCGGTTCTGGATAGGCATCCTCGCGTCGCTTGCGCGGGGTGACGTGGATGCCCGTCTGCCGACGCCATTTCTTCTCGAACTCCTCGACGTCACGGAGGAGCCAGATGCGTCCGCAGTCGAGCTTCTTCCAGTGGGGGCAGCGGGCCTCGGTGATCTCGCTGACACGCTGCTTCGAGACGTGCCAGCGCTTCGACAGCTCAGACAGACCGAGCACATCCATCGTCGTGAGATCGACGAGGACGGGCCCGGACTCCTCTGTGGTCTCTTCCAGGGATGCGGTGCTCATGGGATCAAGGATCTCACATGGGGTTGACATTGTCATGGTCTGCGATGCATGCTGATGGTGCTTCACTCGCGAGCCCCCAATGCAGAAGCCCCGGCACCCCCCCCGCCGGGGCTTCTTGCTGTTCGATCGCCTGTGACTCCGCGTAAGGGGTGAGAGAACCCCAGCTTTCGAGGAGTCACCATGCCTGTCGGCGCGATCGTTGCCCGTAACCGGATGGACGGAGTGACCGTCCTCGCATCGGACGTCAAGGGCTCCCACTCAGTGGAGTGGGCAGCCCTCGGCGACCCCAGCGGAGACGACATCCAGTTCATCCCCAACGAGGTCCTGGAGTCGGTCGCCTTCCGCCGCGCGGTGTCGCGCGGGATCGTGGAGATCATGGAAGACGAGTCGGACCCGGACGTCGTCGGAGCCCTCGCAGCGCAGGTGGCCGCCTTCAAGCGGCGCCAGGAAGGCGCCAAGGAGGACGTGCAGGTCACGATCGACAGGCCGACGAGCCGCGACTCCCTCTCCGTCTTCTGCGTCGGTCCCGACTCCCGGGGTATCGGAAAGTGCGGACAGGCGGTGGCCGTCCCCGAGAAGCAGCTCAAGGACGTACCTCCGCTCTGCACCCAGCACAAGCATCTCGCCGCCCAGTTCGTCCCCGAGGTCGTCAACGGGGCCGAGGACAAGGTGGAATGGGTGCACGTCACCCTCGGCGCGCGCGAGCGCCTCTAGGACCCGGAGGAGAACGACATGACGGAGAAGAACGACGAAGTTCCCGAGGACGCCAAGCGGGACTCCCAGGGGGTCCCCTACGGCACCGGTGACGAGACGGGCCAGAAGACGTACGTCCGCGAGGGTGACACCCCCGTGGACACGGATCAGTCAGACCGGCCGGAGCCCAAGGGCTACTACGAGAGCCTCGATCACGTTCCGGACCCCACGGCCATGACCGGGACCCTGGAGACCAGCGGTACCGGCGGAGGTGCTCACGAGACCCTGCGGGGCACCACGGGTGTCTTCGACGACCTGTCGCCGGTCGTGGAGCAGAACGGTCTCCCCCTGTACGGCGCGGACGCGGTCCAGGCCCTCTCGGGGGACTCCACCGGCCAGCCCTCTCCCCACGGGGGTGCGGACGCCCAGGTCTCCCAGAAGTCCGCCGGACCCGAGAGCGCGTCCTACAACGAGAACGTCATCGCCGGAGGCGGAGATCCCAACCTCCGCCAGAGCGGTGAGCCCGCAGGAGCCTTCACGACCGCTGTGACGGTCCAGGAGGACCCGGAGGGCACCGGAGCCCAGGAAGAGGGTGACGACGGCTCCAAGGAGCAGTCAGAGCCCGAGACGAAGGCTCCGGCGAAGAAGACCGCCGCGAAGAAGACGACGGCCGCCGCTCGTAAGACCTCTACGGTCGAGCCGACCGACGACACCAAGAACGCCTGACCCGTAGGGGAGCAGAGCCATGACGACACCGCCCGGATACGCGGGTAGCAATACCGACACCTCGGGCGTGTCCGGAAACTCCGGCCCTGCTTCCCGGGGGACCCAGGACCGTTCCTCGAACCAGGAGACCGCCACTCCGGCGGGGTACGGAGGCGACCCGGACACCGGTCTCGCTCCCGACCCCAACACGGCGGTCACCGGTACCCCGGACACCTCGGGCACCAACGCCTCGAACGGTCCTTACACCCCCACGCCGCCCCCGCTCCTGAGCGGGACCGTCGACACCCAGCTCCTGGGCTGGCCCCAGACCCCGGGTGTCACCCAGGCCTACCGGGCTCCCACCCAGGGTGTCGGGTACATCAACGGCACCGGCGCGGCCGACACCACCTGGACCGACCGTCCGATCTCGGACGGCTCCGTGCGTACGGACTACGTCCAGAACATGACGGGCACCCAGGACTCGTACACGATCGGCGCCAACGGCGCGAACGGACCCGGGACCAGCTCCCTCGTCCCGGTCGCTCCTTCCGGCACTCCGACGGTGGCCACCGGCCCCCGCTCGGTGACGGTCACCTGGGCCACCGTGGCCGACCCGGACCCCACCGCCCCCGTGCTCGGGTACGTCATCCTGGGCTCCACCGGCGGTACGACCTTCGTCGGCGACGGCAACACCTCGGTCGTGGTGACCAACCTGGTTCCCGGCCAGCTCTACAAGTTCCAGGTGGCCGCGCGGAACAAGAACGGCACCGGTCCGTACGGAACCATCTCCGCCACGGTCACGCCGTACAACCCGGACGAGGCCGACGTCAACAAGCCCGGCGGCCTGGACCCGTACTGGAAGCAGAACCCGATCTACAACGCGGACGGCACGATCAAGTCCGGATCGGGTACGTCGGGCAAGCCCGGAGCGCCCACCTCGGTGGTCCTCTCCGGTACTACGACCCCCGGCGTCGTCAACGTCGCCTGGACGGCCCCGGCCTCCGGCGGCACGATCCTGAGCTACACCGTGACCCTCTCCAGCGGGCAGACCAAGTCCATCCCGACGGGGACCACCACGGCGCAGTTCACCGGCGTCACCAGCGCGACGGCCATCACCGCCACGGTCACCTCGGAGGGCGCGGTCATGGACGCCACCTCCACGGCGTCGGCCGCCTTCGGCAAGCCGACCGCTCCTGCGGCTCCGACGATCACGAGCCCCTCGACCGGGACCGTCCACTGCGTGTGGACCGCTCCGTCCTCGGGTGCTCCGCTGAACTACATCGTCACCCTCTCCAACGCCCACACCCACACGGTCGCGGGCAACGTGCTCACCTACGACTTCACGGGTGAGACCACGGGTGCCTCGGTGACCGCCACGGTGGGCGCACAGGGGTCGGTCTCCACGACCACCTCCGCCGCGTCCAGCTCGGTCACGGTCGCCTGACCCGAGACGAGCAAGGAGAAGCCCCGGGACCTGACTCCCGGGGCTTCTCGCACTTCTGTTGGTAGCACTCTCACCCCCTCCTGTCGATCCTCCCGGATCACCCGGGAAGGGGTGAGGACCCACGAGAGGAACGGGAGCGGATGTCCACCACAAGCCAGCGCATGGGGCTCAAGATCCCCGACGGGTCGGACCCGTTCCTGCGGACCGACTTCGTCCAGAACTACAACACCTTGGACAGCTATCCGGGTGTCAGGATCTGCACCTCCACCACGCGACCCTCCTGGGGCTCGGGCCAGGCGGGCATGCTCATCCTGGAGACCGACACCCGCCGGAACATGATGTGGACCGGCACCACGTGGCGGGAGATGCTCTACGGCCCGGCGGTCTGGTGGGGCTCCACACGCCCTCAGGTGACGGCGGGCGCGAACACGATCCTCACGTACACGGTCGGCACCTTCACCGTGAACCGGCCCGGCACCATCCTGGGCCTGCTCACCACGGAGATGGCCTTGTCCTGCCGGGGTCTGAACGGCTGCAACGTCCGCTGCATGCTGGACGGCGTGGACGCCAATATCGACACCGGCAACGGCGGTGAGTTCATCGCCAGCGCACTGCCCAACAGCTCCACCTTCGGCACCGGCAAGTCGGTCCAGACGGTACCTTCGATGGGTATCCGCAACATCTCGGCCGGTACCCACTCCATCGGCCTGCGGGTCCAGACGTCGACCAGCAACGTCGCGGATCTGAAGCTCACCTCCGTCCGCGCCATGGCCGTCTTCGTCAACGGCACGGACCGCTAGGAGTCCTCATGGCCCTGTACTGGAACGACCGCAAGTACGTCAGCCAGTACGCCATCGATCCGGTGGGGATCAAGCTCGTCCGCAACCAGGTCCCCATCGACGCCGACGACGGCGTGCAGGCGACGATGTTCTCGGAGACGACCGGCAACCAGGTCTTCACGCGGCCTGCGGACCATCCGGGCACCGGCGAGTACGAGGTGTCCTTCGCGAGCGCGGAGACGTCTGTACCGGGGCCGTACACCCTCACGTGGACCTACTCGGTTCTGGGCAGCCAGGAGTACGTGGAGTCCGGGATCGAGATCGGTCCGGCCGCCCCCTCGTACGACTATCTGCCGGAAGCTTTCAAGGATCTCGTGGAACAGACGGTGCTCCGTCTGGCCGACACGATCGACTCCCCGGGCGGTGGCCCGAACCTCACCACGTACGTGCAGTCGAAGTACGGGCGCGGCAGGATCGCCGAGCTGATGTTCATCGCCCTGGGCCGCATGAACACGATGGCCCAGCCCTTCCAGACGTACACCCTGGACGGGGTCGGGGGAGCCCAGTTCCCGGTGGCCCAGTGGGGACCCCTCCTGGGCACCCTCACGTGGATCGAGACCCTCAAGCACCTGATCCGCTCCTACACCGAGCAGCCGACCTTTATGGGTTCGGGAGACGTCTCCCGGCTGGACCGGCGCGACTACACCCAGCGGTGGCGGGATGTGCTCATGGAGGAGGAGGCGGCGGCCAAGAGCCAGCTCGATGTCTTCAAGATCGCCTCCATGGGTCTCGGCCGACCGGCCGTACTGATCTCCGGCGGGGTGTATGGCCGATATGGCCCAACTAGGATGGCGGGGTCGGTAGCTGCCCGTCCGAGGTATTGGACCAGATTTTACTGAGTTTGTCTAGTAATGTCCATTTGTCAGGGCACCAAGCACCTGATAACGTCAGGGCTGCGGTGAAACCGGTCCCTCCGGCGGATCCGGCCCCCAGTGGCGAGAGGGATTTTAAAAACCACTGGCTAACGATGGGCCCCCGGCGCGCTAGAACGCGTGGACGGGGGCCTGTCGCATGTCTGACAACTCCCCGGAAAGGGTGGAGGTGGTCCCCATGGCCTATTCGGTCACCATCGCGACCGGCAAGACGAATGTCGTGCTCCCCAACGGGAACCTGTACCAGGCGGGTGATGTGGCGATCCTGTCGGACGATCAGTTCGGTCAGATGCTCGCCGCCACGAAGACCGCCATCTTCTCGGCGTCCTCGATCATCGCGGTTCCCAACAGCTAGACCCTGATAGAGTCAGGGTCAGCAAGGCATCGCAGTGCCGGGCTCGGCTGGGTGGGGCAAGGCAGCGCTAGGCAAGGGGAAGGGCCCTTCGAGAGAAGGGCCCTTCGTCGTGTCCTGGCCAGATCGAGCCCGATGAAGGGGTGAAGGATCCATCCCGGAGGCGACATGGCCCGCTATTTGTACCCCCAGGATCGTCTGGTCTTCCGCTATGGCGCTCCTGGGACTCCGCTGTACTCCCCTCAGGGGGAGACCCTCACGATCTACGCCGACGCGGGCGGCACGACTCTGGCGAGCATCCAGGAGCCGGACGGGACCCCTACGGACTCGACCCTGGACATCGGGGCGGACTGCCTGATCCCGGAGTTCAAGGGACCCGACGCGGCGACCACCGTGTGGGCCAAGAACCGTGCCGGGGATCTGACCCCCTTGTTCGCCCAGACCGGCCAGTTCCTCACGCCTGGTTCCTCGGCGGTCACCTCTGTCAACGGTCACACGGGCGCGGTAGTCCTGGACTCGGCCGATGTGGACGCCTATCCGCAGGACGACGGCACGGCTCTGGCGGGGCGCGTCACCACCGTGGAGTCGGGCCGCCTGCTGGCGGTCAACAACCTCTCCGACCTGAGCAACCCCGCCTCGGCCCGTGCAGCCCTCAGCCTGGGCAACGCGGCCGTCCGGTCGGTCGGCACCACGAACAGCACCGTGGCCGCCGGAGACGCGCCCTCTGCGGCCGTCACAGCCCACATCGCGGCCTCGGACCCCCATGGTGACCGCGCCTACGCGGACGGGAGCAAGCTCGCCAAGAGCGCCAACCTCTCCGACGTGGCCAACCCGGCGACCGCTCGGACGAGCCTGGGACTGGGCTCGGCAGCCGTCAGGGCAGTAGGTGCGACCTCTGCCGACGTCGCGGCCGGAGATGCCCCTGCGAACGCCGTCACAGCCCACGTGGCGGCTTCCGACCCGCACGGGGACCGCGCCTTCGCCACGGCGGCCATCGGGACGCACACGGCCGCCACGGACCCTCACGGGGACCGTGCGTACGCGGACACGGCGAAGCTCGCGAAGAGCGCGAATCTCTCGGACGTCCAGACCCCCGCCACGGCCCGGACGAACCTCGGCCTGACCGCCATCGCCACGGCCGCCTTCGGCACCACGGCGGGCACCGTGACCCAGGGCAACGACAGCCGTCTCACCAACGCCCGTACGCCGACCGCTCACGCCGCCACGCACGCCTCTGCGGGCTCGGACCCCATCACGCTGGCCCAGAGCCAGGTGACCGGCCTCACGGCAGCCCTGGGCACCTACCTGCCCCTCGCGGGCGGCACCCTGACCGGAGACCTGGTCCTCCAGGGCACCAGCAAGGCGTACCGGCTCCGGCGTGGGGGAGCGGGCCTGGACTTCGAGGCCGCCGGGGTCGACATGGTTCTGTCGAACTGGTCGGCCGGAGACTTCACCGGGACCCAGCGCAGCTACATCCGCTTCTCGGCCGACGCCCAGAACATGCAGGTCGCGGGCAAGGTCGAGTTCGTGGATGCCCTGTACGGCTCGGCCAAGCACATCCTGGACGGCGCTACGAACACCGCTGCCTTCTTCGGTGCGGCAGCGGTCGGCAGGCAGACCGTGAGCGGCTCCAAGGCCTCCGGAGCGGCCTTGACGAGCCTCCTCGCGGCCATGGTGAACCTCGGCCTGATCACCGACTCCACGACGGCCTAGGAGGACCTGTGCCCCTCGGTATCCCGCAGCCCACCCCGGTCCTCCCGGCCTCCCGGGTCACCCATCAGCCGTACTACGTCCGCCAGGTCCAGCGATGGGCCGTCGACCAGGAACGCCAGAGGCACCTTCAGGCGCTCTACACGATCGGCGAGTGGACGATGTTCTGCCTGATGTGGCATCTGGACGACTTCGAGAAGGGCCTGGTCGGCCGGTGCCAGACGTGCTACGTCGGCTCCCGGTACGCCCAGGCGTACAAGCAGGGCGAGCGCACCAAGTGCCCGGACTGCTACAACACGACCTTCGAGGGCGGCTTCCGCGCGATCATCGTGCGCCCGGCGATCTTCTCGGACTCCGATGAGAACCTCCAGGCACAGCAGCGGGGCATCGTGGCGCCCGACCAGCTCGACCTGGAGTCCACCCCGGACTTCCGCGTGCGTACGGGGGACTACTGCTTCCGCTCCACGGGGCACCGGTTCTTCCTGCGGGTGCCGAAGCGCGTGACCCTCCGGACGGGCTTCGCGACGCCGTACCAGCGCTCGATGGCCATCGGGTACAACCACGCGCGGGCCTCCCTGGAGGACCCCAACACGGTGGCGTACCTGATCCCTCCGGTCGAGGAGGACGTGATCCAGATCCTGAACGTCACCGCGCCGGAGCCGTTGTCCTTCGCTCAGTACGAGATCATCCGGTCGCCGCTCATCCCTGTTGACGACCTCGCTTAGGAGAGAACGAGATGTCCCTTCTGTGGGTCCGCACCGCTGCGGCGGAGTGGTACAAAGCCCGGAACACGGCGGACATGGCCGCCATGAAGCGGCACCGCCAGCAGATCATGGGCGCCCACGGCGTGAAGGACTATCAGGCGGGCATCGCCCTGAGGCCTGTCTATCAGGCCCTGTCCCGGAGCAAGATCGGCCAGATCAGCGCCAAGGACGCGGGCTTCGCCTCTTCTCCCCGGCAGGATTCCTACGGCAGTGACGTGCTCCCCTGGGATGACGATCACCCCTTGAACGAGCACGAGAACTGGCACAAGATCCCCGTCACGGACGTCTCTCTGCGCGGGCCCGTCCATGCCACCCAGGACGGCGTGGGAGCCAGCCTCGTGGCCCACAATCTCTTCCACCCCGGGAAGCTCCCTCCCACGGAGTGGCCCGGCCAGGAGGGCACCAAGGGGCTCGGGGACCCCGACGTCGACCCGGACACCCACGACCACGCCGAACGTGTGGAGAACGTAGGAGCCGACGAGGCCAGCAAGGTCCCGAGGTTCTACCGGAAGAACGGCCAGCTCCATGTGGCCGACGGACATCACCAGGTGGCCGCCGCACTGCTGATGAAGAAGCCCCACATCCAGGGCCGTGTCTGGGACGAGTCGGCCATGGGGAAAGAGGCCATGGCGTGGTGGAACAACGACGAGGACCACGACTACGAGGAGGACCTGCGCCCAAAAGGTGAAAGCCTCGCAGAGCGGGGCGGCCGGTTCGTCAAGCAGATCTCCGATGCCCACGGGATCCCCGAAGGTCATGCCCGTTCTGTCGCCAAGACCCTCCTGGGCCATGTCCAGAACGGGACGATGGACCCCCGGCAGTACGGCTTCGCCTCGGCCGCCCACGACCGCGAGGGCCACTACTCCCTCCCGCAGACGCGGGCCCTGATGGATCACAAGACCTGGGCGGGCAAGAAGCCCGAGTCGGTGGACATCTCCCAGGGTGTGCATGCCACCCAGAACTACGTGGATCCCGACCGGGTGGCTCACAACGTCTTCCACCCGGGCAAGAAGGCCCCCTGGTCGGAGCCGCACGCCACGGGCGACCCCGACTACGACCCGCACTGGGACGGAGACGAGGACGAAGAGGGGTCCGGCATGGAGATGGACCACGACTCGGTCCAGAACCGGAAGCTGGAGAACCACACCCGCTTCGTCCGCCGGAACAACGGGGACCTGGAGGTCGCCGACGGGCACCACAGGGTTGCGGCAGACCTTTTGCTGGGGAAGACCCACACCCCGGGTGTAGTGCTCCACGAGAACGAGCTGAACAGCCACATGCAGCGCTTCAGCTTCTCCCTGACCGCCCTCTTCGAGAACTGGAACTGATCATGAGCCTGCTGTGGAGGACAGCGGTCCGTCGTACGGCCGCCTGGGAGCCCCGGAATTCCGTGGAGCACATCCACCCCTCGGAGATGGAGAACGACTACCACACGCCCCTCCAGCGCGAGCACGTGAGCCGCATGGCGGACTCCATCAAGCAGCACGGGTACAGCCCGGAGAGGCACGGTCAGCTCGGTCTGAACGTCACCGACGAGGGCGAGAACATCTACCACCACACCTCTGGTACGGACACGCACCCGGACGACGCGCACCCTCACGAGCACCTCCTGAAGGCGCTCCAGGAGACAGGCCACGGAGACGTGCCGGTCCATGTTCACGACCAGTCCTCCACCGAAGAGCACCCGGCGCCGGAGTACTACCACGGCACCACGGTGGAGGACCTGGAGCGTATTCACCCGAACCACGGCAATTCGGGGAACTTCGGCCAGGGAACGCACGCCAGGGGCTATGCGTACGCCACGGGCAAGAATTCGGCCTGGAACTACGCGGAGAAGGCCGCCGACAACCAGGAGGGCGTTCCGCACGTCTACAAGGTCTCCCCGCGCGGACCCGTGGAGGAGGACCCGCACTGGGAGAACGGCAACAACCGGGGCAACAACCTGGATGACGTGCGCTCGAAGCACGGCTTCGACACCCAGGGCGAAGAGGAGATGCCCCAGCACCTCCAGAACTACTACCACGACCGGATCCACGGCGAAGAGGGCGAGGATCACGGGTACGGCGAGGACGAGGGCGGGGACTGGTAGGCCATGCTCCTGGAGACGGCGGAGATGCGGCTTGCCGAGACCCCTGACCGGATCATTCTGGTCATTCCTGGTCTCAAGCCGAACCGTGCTCGCGCATGTGCCCTGGCGGCCGTACGCGAGTGCCGCCGGAAGATGCCGAAGATGAGCGGGGCCTCGGCGGCCCGGCTCCAGCCCCTGTACGGCAAGGGGTACTTCGGCATCTGGTGGGCCGACTCCTACGTCTTCTTCCAGGACCACGGCATCCGGCCGTTCACCATGCGCAGTCTGGCGGGCAAGACGATCCCCATGTGGATCAACGACCCCACCGGCGCTGAGCGGGCCAAAAACCCCAAGGCCAAGGTGCGCGTCACCATGTCCGGCCAGACCCAGATCCTGATCTTCCGCAAGGCGGCGGCCATCGGCCAGCGGATCACGAAATACGGGCGGGACAAGGTCACCGGCGCCCGCATCGTGATCTCTGACAAACCCGCCTCGTACCCGGGTGCTCCCGGTCGCATCGGAGTCCGCGAGGCGGCTAATCCCCGCACGACTCCCGGCCGCCAGGGAGGCCAGATCGCCCGGGGCAACGTGGGTGTCCGCTGGCGCCATCCAGGGACCGCGCCGCGATTGTTCCTGAACAACGCCGTCACCCTGGCCGCCCAGTGGAATGGGATCATGCCGACCCGCGTGTACCTGTGCGACGGGAACTGGCGCAACCAGATCAAGGTGCCCTGATGTACATCACTCCCCTCAAGACGATCCTCGTCGAGGCCCTCAAAGAGACCTTTGACGGATCCTTCCCTCTGACCGAGTTCCGGCAGACGCACGTCGACCCGGATTACCCGGTGGACCAGCAGGACTATCCGGCGATCTGGGTCGACTACGACGACACACAGCCCCTCCTGAAGGCAGGCATCTCCCACCGGGAGACCGTCAGCTCCTCGGGCACCACGGTGGCCCCGTTCACCCGCTGGCGCTTCCAGGGGTACATCTCGCTGACCGTGATCGCCCTGAACTCGCTGGAGCGCGACCGGCTCTTCGACCAGATGGTCCGGGTGGTGGCCTTCGGCGAGGAGGACTCGGTCGTCGGCCGGTTCCGGTACTACATCTCGAACAACGACCTGATCGCGGCCAACCTCCAGACGGACAAGATCGAGATCCGGGGGAATGCTGCTGCTCCCGGTACCCCCTGGGGCACCGACGAGATGATGTACGAGCGGTCGCTGAATCTGGAGATCATCGGGGAGTTCGTCCCCGACCCGGAGACCGGCACGCTCGTCCCGCTCTCGGCGATCATCGTGACCATGCACGAGGAGCTTCCCGGCGACGACTTCGAGGACCCGATCACCGGTACGGGTCCCGCCGACTGGCACTGATTGCTGTCCTTCGAGGGACCGCACCTCGGAAGGGGTGGAAGCCCGATCTAGCCACCGGTCCCGGAGGGGTGGAAAACCTTGCCTGACTTCACCAGTTACGTCCCGCCGGGCGTGTACGTACAGGACACGTCCCAGCCGGTGGTCACACCGACCACCATCACCACGAACATCGTGACGGTGATCGGTCCGGCGATCGGTTACCAGACGAACACCGAGCAGGTCCAGGTCTACTGGAACAGCAACACTGCTCTGGCCAAACGCGGCATCTTCGTCACGGCCGTCACCGGACCTCCTGCGATCGGCGCTCCGGTCGTCAAGGACGTGTCCGGCGTCACCATGACCGTCGGTGTCGACTACGCATTCGTGGTGGATGCCTCCGCCGGAGGCGGCGCGGCCAACGCCGTGACGTACATCAAGCGCCTCGGCACCTCCGAGACGCCGTCCGCTCCGTCGCCCCACGGTCTCGTTGACGGCGACGTGGTGTTCGTGACGTACAACTACGCCGACACGAACTACTACGCGCCGCAGAGCTTCACCGACCCGGCGCAGATCGCGGCCACCTACGGCGCGGCAGTCACCGGTACGGCCCCGGCCAACCCGAACGCGTCCCAGGTGGTCTGCCCGCTCACCCTGGCGGCCCAGCTCGCCATGGCGAACGGCGCATCCTCGGTACTGGCCCTGGCCACCAATCCGGCCGACGGCACGATCAAGGAGCAGTTCCTCGCGGCCTACGCGAAGATCGTCGCCGACTACCGGGCAGCCCTGATCGTCCCGCTCTTCGTGGACGGCTCCCCGGAGGACACCGGCGACCCGGCGGACGCCCACAGCGCCGCAGCGGTCCTCGCGCTCATCCAGGACGCCAACACCCACGCAGTCAGCGCGGCGGCCGACGGCTACGGCCGGATCATGTTCGTCGGCGTCGAGACGAACTACGACAGCGCCACGACCAACTTCGACGTGCTGGCCACCACGATCGCCTCCAAGCGCACTGTGCTGGCCTACCCGAACCAGCTCAGTTTCTACAACACGCGCCTGGCCCAGACCACGGTGGTCTCGGGCTACTACCTGGCAGCGGCCATGGCCGGTCAGCTCGCCGGGGGCGCGGTGGAGCGCGGTCTGACCAAGGTCTCGGTGACGGGCTTCAACGGCCTGCCTCCGGCCCTCGCGCAGATCCAGACGAACACCTTCAAGAACTCCCTCTCCAAGGCCGGTGTGTGCGTCCTGGAGAAGTCCTTCGGAGGCGCTCTCCAGATCCGCCACGGCCTCACCACGGACATGTCGGCCCTCACCACGCGGGAGATCTCTCTCGTGCGCATCGGGGACGTCCTGTTCGAGTCGGTCCAGACGGGCATGGACGCGGCGGGACTCATCGGCCAGCCGATCGACGCCGACATGACCACCAAGGTCAAGGGCGCCCTCACGGGCATCCTGGAGCAGGCGATCACGGACAACGTGATCAACGACTACGGCTCGGTGGCCGTCCGGCAGCAGACCCTTCCGAGCGGGGACCCCTCCGTGATCGAGGCGCAGTTCGCCTATCAGCCTGCCGTCCCGCTCAACTACATCACCGTGACGTTCGCGATCGACCTGACCTCGGGCCAGGTCAGCACGACCACGGACGACACCACGACCACGGGCTGACGAGGAGAGGCAGATGCCCCAGACCAAAGTCCGCGTAGTCGGATCGGGCTACACGACCTTCTACTACAAGGGCAAGGCCATCGCCTTTTGCGAGGGGGTGGAAGACTCCGGCCAGCGAGCGTTCTCGGACCTCGGGCAGCCGTATCAGTTCATCCACCCTCTGGGGGCAAGCCACCCGGTAGAGATCGCGACGTCCCGTGTCCTTCAGGGCGGAACGCTCATGCTCACGATCCGGGAGCTGTGGAACACCTACGTGTGGGAGCAGCTCTCCGGTCTCGCGGGGACCAAGAACATCGTGGACATCTTCCAGGTGCTCGCGAACGACCCGAACTACGTCACCTGCCAGACGGTGATCAAGCCTCCCGGCACCCAGAACAACCCGGGGGCATGGCGCGGGAAGAACTACCACAACTGCACCGTGGTGGACATCAACGACGGCGACACCATCACGGTCGGCTCGCTGGCTGTGACGAAAGGTATCACCGTCGCCTATACCCACACGAGTGCTCTCAACAAGTAGCGAAACGGACAGGAGGTGAACTAGTAGACATGACCACAACCCTCTTCGTGAGCGTCCACGGGACACAGGCCGTGACTACGCAGGATGTTCACCTCGTTCGTGACCGGCTCCAGGTGCGCGAGGTAATTCACGCAGTCCTTCCGGACGCACCCCTTGGCCTTGACGTGGTCAACGGTCAGGCCGTCGGGGATCGGGCCAACGAAGTGCTCGTAGGCCCACCTGTGGGCCGGAGAGTTCTTTCCGTCGGCCTTCTTGAAGATGCCGTAGCCCTTGCGGTCCGTGTAGGCCGTCCAGGGCCAGCACTCGGTGTCGCTCCGGCGGTCCACGTGGGACCAGAAGCGTGCCTCCTCGTCCCCTCGGATGAAGGCCACGGCGTCGGTACTCCCGTACCGCCGGAGTCGGCTGTAGTGCTTCACACAGAGGCCCTTGGCCCGAGCAGCGGTGGGGCAGTCGTCCACGGTGCAATTCGCCATGGCGACGACACTACCAGCGAGAATCACCGTTGCTACACGATGGAGACGAGATGAGTACGCAGCAGGCCAAGTCCTTCGATCCCACGCTGCTGGGGCCGAAGGAGCCCGAGGACGAGCCGGGGACCCTCCGCGATGAGGAGGGCAACCTGCTGCCCTCGTTCGACCCGAAGTACGCCGAGCCCTTCATGGGCCTCGCGTACATCGGAGCCCTCCAGACCGAGTTCGACTGGGTGGGTCACCGCTTCGTCATCCGGACTCTCCGCGACGGCGAGAAGCTCGCCGTGGCCCAGATCATTCAGAAGTACTCGGACACGATGGGCGCGGACCGCGCGTACGCCTGCGCCATCGCGGCCATGTGCGTCATCCACGTGGACGGCGACGAACTGCCGATCCCGATCGGTGAGTCCCGCAAGGCGTACGAGTGGGGTCTCCAGCGCTTCAGCTACGTCATGGAGAACTGGTTCTCCCCGACGGTGAACCGGGTCTTCAACGAGTACCTGACGCTGGAGGACCTGGCCGTCCAGGTCGTGGAGGCCATGGGAAAAGCATCAGCCCCCGAGGACTCGACTCCTTCGTTGAACGACATCTGAGGCTGGCCGAGGCCCGGGGGCTCCTGAAGGGCGAGTGTCTGTCCGGTGTACAGACGCTCGGTCTGGAGTACCTGCGCTTCGAGGACGGCCGTCTGGCGGAGGAGAAGGAGAGCAGGCGCCTGGAGTTCCAGGCGGACCTGATCTCGACTCTCGTCAAGGGCTCCCTGGTTGCCTCCGGCGAGTACGAGGAGAAGATCCTCTTCAAGGAGCACTTCCAGCCCGACGAATCCGCAGGATCTCCCGGCGGGGACGCGGACACCGACTTCGACTACTCCGAGGTCGAGTTCGAGACGCCGGACATGGATGAGATGGCCATGCTGGAGAAGCTGCTCGGAGACAACGCGGTCACGGTCTCAGGAGCCCCTCTGGAGGGTCCGGGGGCCGTTCAGGTGGACCGGGAGGACGACGGGCCCGATATCCCCCTGGCGCACGCTCTGGAGCCCCCGAAGGAGTTCGCTCTTCCCGAGCCCGACCCTGATGCGGAGTGGACATGAGTACTCCTGGTGAGCCGGACAGCGGCGTCGCGGGCGGATACGACCTGGGACGCCTCTTCTCGCTGATGGTCCAGGGCCAGCAGAACGCCAACCGGGTCATGAACGACCTGCTGGACACGACGCGGCAGTCCCTGCATGCGGCCCAGACGTTCAGTACAGGCAGCGGCTCCTCGAACGCCTACCGGGCCCGGCAGTCCATGGGCCCAGGATCCCCCGTGGCCGGACAGACCACGCAGCAGACCCTCCGGGCCACCCAGGGCCCCAGCGGCGTCTTCACGGTCGGTCCCCAGGGCCCGTCGAGCACAACCCCTCCCGGAAGCCCTCAGGCGCCCTCTCCCGGCCCCGGACCGGTGCCGGGTAACCAGCCGTCCTCGGGTGGCTCCAACGCTCCCGCAGGGCCCTCCTCGAACTTCCGCGCGGTATGGGGCATCCCCACCGCCGGACAGACCATGGCGAACAACCTGCCGACCTCCGGAGCGGGCGCCATGGCGACCCTCCAGAACCTCTCCAAGCGCACGCTGGCCCAGACGAGCCGGAACATGAACCAGGCCTTCTTCGGCGCCTGGTCCCCGTACTACCGCAGCGGACAGAGCAGCGGCGGAGGAGGCCTGGGTGGCGGAGGAGGCGGTGGGAATGGCGGTGGCGGTTCCGGGGGTGGAGGCGGCGGTGGTGGTCAGCTCGGCATGGGCCCTTACGGCATGGGTCCCGCCGGTATGCCGCCTAACCCGCTGTACTTCGGCGGCCCCGGATCCCCTCACGGCCCCTATGGCCCCTATGGACCGTACGGCTCGGGAACGGGAGGTACCGGAGGCGGTCACGGAGGCGGAGGCGGCGGTGGTTCTGGCGGCGGAGGAGGGGGCGGAGGCCACCTCTGGGGCCTGGGCTCCGGTGTGGGTGGATGGCTGCGCCGTACCGTCCCCGGCCTCGACCTGGTGGACAAGGGCTTCGGCGAGGTCCGGAGCCAGCGGAACAAGAACGAGTACTACCAGAACGTCAACGGCGGCTCGAACTTCTCCGGCTTCGGCGAGCGGATGCACGAGGAGGCGTATGCCGCCTCCACCTCCGCCATGTTCAGCGACCAGGAGGCCCGCCAGGCCTTCAAGGGTGTCACCCGGCTCGGGTACAACGGCGTCGTCAAGAACCAGTTCTCCCGGCAGGGCGGACGCCAGGACGCGCTGAACTTCGTCTACCACGGCAAGACGTCGTACGGCGCCTCCGTCTCCGAGTCCCTCCAGGAGCTGGAGCAGGTCTCGAAGAACTCCACGCTCTCCCTCAAGGGGCTCCAGGGCGCCCTGAAGGACGTCTCCGACACGGCGGGCAAGGCGGGCGTCAACGCCCAGATGGCCCGCAAGCAGCTCATGAACCTCGTGGGCCAGGGGGAGTCGGCGGGCTATGGCGCGGGCTCCATCTCCACGGCGGCCAACCTCCAGATGGGCAAGACGTCGCTCGGCCGGTCGTACCAGGACATCGACGTGTCCGGCCAGATGAGCCAGCAATACACGTACATGGCGTCCTCCCAGATGGGGATGACCTACAACCAGTACACGGCCATGCAGAGCACGAGCCCGCTCGCTGCGGCCCAGGCCCGCGCCGGACAGAACCTCTCCACCCTGAGCCAGATCTTCACCCAGGACGAGGTGAACTGGGTCAAGCAAAAGGCCCAGGCACTCGGCGGCACGCTCGATTCTGATGCGGCCCTCTCCATCGTCCCGGAATTCCTCACGGCATTTCCGAACCACAACATCTCCGTCATTCAGCAGCAGCTCGCCGCATTCGGTGTGGTGCAGACGGACGACCCCCAGAAGGCGCTGGCATACGCCTTCACCCTCATGGCGGGCCAGAACGGCGATCTGGCGAATGCCCAGAAGACCGCGAAGGCCAACAAGCCGATGTCCGCGAGCGCCGCTTCCAAGCAGGCGAGCAGTTCTGGATTCATCAAGGGATTCACGACGAAGAAGAGCGACGGCTCTTCTGTCGGAGCGAAGATCGGCGGTGCTCTTCTCGAAACGGTGACCGCCGGAATCGTGGACGACGTTGGCACGTCCAAGGGCGACTCCAAGGCCATGAAGGCCTACAAGGACCAGGTCTCCAAGAGCGGCCAGCGCAACCCGGTCCTGGAGAACCTGCTCACCACGGTCAAGGACGACGACGAGACGAAGGTCATCGTCCACACCTCCAAGGGCGAGCGGGTCGTCTCTCTCCAGGACGCGGTCAAGAACCACGCCACCGAGGTCTCCTCGGGCCAGGCGAAGATCGTCTCTGGGAAGAACAAGGGCAAGACCGTCTCCGACCTCCTGGGGACCGGTTCGGTCAACGCCGGTGCCAACTGGACCTCGGAGGCCTCCAAGTCCAAGGACACGTCCGGGGAGTCGCTCACCAAGTGGCAGAAGGACCACCCGAGCAAGACCGCCACGGGCACGGGTGCGGGTGCGAACGGCAAGGTCGTGGTCGACTTGTCCGACACCGCGAAGCAGCTCTTCAAGATCTCGTCGGCGACCGGTATCGCCGGGGCGAACGGAGAGGGCGCCCCACCTCTGAACTACTACAACTGGAACGCGAACAGGTGACGTATGGGACTGGCCACGCTGGGGTTCGCCGGAGGTCCCGGCCTGACCTTCCGGATTGACCCCGAGTCGATCGACTACAACGTCACGGTGCACACGTCGGTGACCAACACGGTCGGCGGCCGTGTGATCCAGGTACTGGGCTCCTCGATCTCGGACGTCACGATCCGGGGATCCATCGGGGAGTCCCATGCCATGGGCAAGGGCAAGAACGGGGCCGAGCACGACGGTGTGTCCTGGAAGATGGCCATCGACTTCTTCCAGCGCGTCCAGTCCTTCCAGATGCTCCAGAGCGCGGGCGCCAACACCCCAGGCTCGTCCTCCGGCAAGAGCGCGTTCTTCCTGAAGCCCGCGACCTTCGTGTACTCCCCGAAGGGTCTGCGCTTCCAGTGCTACATCAAGGCCGTCATCGACCCCGCCGGAGACGGTACGGCTGGTGTAGTCCACCGTGTGGGACGATCGAACTACCAGTACGTCCTGGTCCTCTTCCCGGTCCAGGAGGGCACCACCGACCTCACCAAGGCCGGTACGTCCAACGGCGTCCTGGATCAGGCGAAGGCGAAGGCTGTCGACGCTTATATTTCCCGCATCTCGCAGGGCATCGGATGGAAATTCACTGCGTACAACGGTGGTTCCACCCCCAGTGCCGAGTGGGAGAAGGAATTCAAGAGCAACCATTCGGACGCAACGCCTGACACGACTCTGGACAGGGAGGACACGCAGTGACCGAGCCCGTGCACTGGGGATCAGACGTACCCGTTTCTCTTCCGCAGCCCCTGACCGACGACAACCCGGCCATCATCCCCATGGACGGATTCTGCTTTACGACCGGCGGAATCGCTTTCGACATGTCCCAGGCCGACTATGACCGGATCGCCGTGCCCACCTTCGCTCCGGACAATCCGCAGCAGCCGGTGGTCAATTACGACGAGGGGCTGTAGGTGCCACGCGCCGGATTGAACTGCACCCTGAGCTATTCGTACAGCGGAAAGACATACGCCTTTCAGGTCAGGGCCCAGGAGATCGCCTACGGGTCCCGCATGGTCGCAGAGGAGGCACAGGCGCGGACCCGGCGGGCGTACTACCCGCACCAGGTGTCCTCGATCCCTTTCTCGGTCACCCCGATCATCAAGGGGTACGCGGAGCGCACGGCGTTCTCGAACTTCCTCGGGGACTACGTCAAGCGCATCCAGGACCCCTCACTGAGCGTCTCGTCCTTCCCGACGATGAAGGTCGTCTGTGCCGCGCGGTCCTTCCAGCGCTGGGGTGTGCCCACGTCCGGGATCGAGTGGGGCGACCACATCGGCTCGATGGTCTGGACGCCCCAGGTGGTCTTCGAGACGCACGTGGACCAGTCCCTGGGGGACACCCCGGGCTCGTACGACTGGGTGTCCTACTTCGTCTTCCAGAAGAACGCGCTGGAGGCCTCTCCGCAGCTCGCGTACTTCTACCCGAACGGCGTCCAGCTCTCCGGCGACCAGATCCCGGCCGCAGGCACTTTCGACCAGGTCACTTCGATCCAGGACATCCAGGACATCATCAACAATGGGACGAGCGGAGGATCCGACGCCGGTGACGTGGACACCGAGTGGGGCGGCGTGCCGTACCTGCCCGGCCAGGGCCCGAGTTCGATCATTCCTACGGGACCGGTGAGGAACTGACGTGGGCAGCTTCATCTATGCGCCGCAGATCAAGGTCTACATCGAGACCGGCGGGAACCCTCAGGGCAACCGCAAGGTCCAGACCCTGGACGTATCGGACGACCTGATCTCCGGCCAGCTCACCCGGCGCGTGGACGGCGTGTCCGACTTCCAGTTCTCGCTGCTCAATCCGCGCAGGAAGTACGACCAGGTCTTCACCCCGAACGACCGGATCACCGTGCTCATGAAGCGGGTGACCTGGCTGCGGGTATTCACCGGCTATCTCAACCAGGTCCCGCTGATGACCGCGTGGCCGCGCAACGTCCAGCTCACAGCCTCGTGCTCCCTGAAGCGGCTCCAGTACTGGTACTGGGACCCGGAGTCGGCCTACACGCAGCAGATGATCATGAACTCCCTGTCCGCTGCTGCGGGGACAGGCCAGACGAACGACGGCGGCATGACCAACGTCGTGCTGACCGTACTCAAGGAGGTCGTCGGCTGGCCGGAGTCCAAGGTCCATATCGCCAAGATCCCGGACGACTGGTTCAAGGTCGCCTACAAGATCGCCCAGCAGGTCGACAAGAGCGCCCAGGAGTCCGACGACCTTGCCCAGCAGTTCTTCCAGTCCCTTGGCGGCGCCGGGACGACCGGAGGGACCACCGGGGGAGAGGTAGCCGACACCACGGGCCTCAAGGGCACCTACGGCGGCTACAACTCCAAGGACCAGCTCTCCAACGCGGTCAAGATCTACAACGCGGGCCGCTCCATGGGCGCGACCAAGAACGACCAGATCTGCGCGATCATGACGGCCATGCAGGAGTCCGGTCTCGTCAACCTGGACCACGGTGACCTGGACTCCGTCGGCCTGTTCCAGCAGCGCCCCTCCCAGGGCTGGGGCACCAAGTCCCAGTGCATGGACCCGACATACGCGGCCAAGAAGTTCTTCCAGACCCTGTTCAACATCACCAACCGGGCCAAGATGTCGCTCAGCGTCGTCTGCCAGAAGGTCCAGCGTTCGGCCTACCCGGACGCCTACGCCAAGCACCAGCCCGCCGCGACGGCCATGGTCAACGACATGTCGAAGTCCGGCGGCACCTCGGACATCGTCACCTCGGGCAAGCCCTCCGCCGGGGCCACCGGCACCGCGACCAACAAGCAGCTCATCCAGGTCGCCAAGGACCTCGTCACGACCTACCCGAGCATCCCGTACACCCAGAAGTACGGCGGGACCCAGCTCGCGGTCATCTCGAAGAACCCGCCTCCCGGCCTGGACTGCTCCTCGTTCATCCAGGCGGTCGTACTGCGGGCGCTCGGCGGCCTCTACAACTTCCCGCGCACCACCACGACGCAGCTCCCCTTCTGCCGCAAGGTCTCGGTGGCGGTGGCCATGAAGACCCCAGGCGCACTGCTCTTCAAGGGCTCCCCGCCCCACCACGTCGAGATGAGCATCGGCGACGGCAAGCACACGGTGGGAGCGCACCGCACGGGCACGTACGCCTCGGTCGAGGCCATCGGTGCCTCGTACTGGGACACGGGCGCCCTGATCCCCCGGATCGACTACGGCACGCTGGGCATGGGAGATGGCTCTGCGGACGGCGGAACGACCACGGACACCCCAGGAGCCACGGCGGCCGGAACGGTCTATACGGACCCGTACAACACCACTCCGGGGTACAACGCCAACGACCCCTTCGACAAGCTCTTCGGGGACACGGCGTGGCAGCCGGTGGCGAGCCAGAAGAACGACACCGGCTACATCCTCAGCCAGTCCCTGACCGGCATCAAGAGCCTGCTCAACGACCAGCCCTTGCTGCCGTACCTGAAGAACCTCTTCTCGGCGACCATGAGGTCCTTCTGCTCGGCTCCGAACGGCGACCTGATCTCCTGGTTCCCGGACTACTACGGCCTGTGGGGGACCTCGGCCAAGATGGTCGTGCAGCCGATCGAGGTGAAGGACTTCTCGGTCACCTGGGACGACAGCTTCTTCGTGACCCACCAGTTCGTCGCCACGACCCCGCAGGGAGGCGCCGGGCAGAACGGCCTCAACCTGGCCACGGGGGAGGTCTCCTCGCTCGTGAGCGCGGCCCTGGATCCCCTGGTGGTCGCCCAGAACCTGAGCTACACGCGGGGTATCGCCTCGATCGACATCCCGGCCCTGATGTACGCCCTCTTCAAGGTCGACGCCACCGAGCAGGCGGCGTCGGACTTCGCCCAGTGGATCTACCAGCGCTTCGGCGCCCGGCCGGACTTCCAGCAGCTTCCGAACCTCGTGGGGCCGTCGGCACAGTTCTTCGCCTCGATCTACTACTTCATGCGTCAGTGGGCATACCAATACAACGCCGACGTACCCCTGACGTTCATGCCGGAGCTGTACCCCGGCATGTTGCTCCAGATCCCGGCCTTCAGCTTCCAGGGATACGTCAACTCGGTGACCCACAGCTTCCAGTTCGGGGACGACGGCTTCTTCAACACCACGGTGAACATCTCCGCCCCGGCCCGCCTCTCGGACACCGGCAACGCGGCGGACGTCCTGATCGGCCTGCCCCGCGCAGGCGGTCTGATCTGAGGAGGGCGGCATGTACCAGTCGGTCTTGGCCAAGCGGCAGGGCACCGGTTCCTCGGGAACCGGGTTCGCCTTCGTGCTCGTGGACATCAAAGAGGTTCATCCCGACACGAACATCTGCCTCGCGCGGGACGTGGACAACAACGCGAGCTACTACCAGCTCGGGCTGAACAAGCGCGGGGAAACCGCGTGGCCCCAGGTGGGGGAACAGTGGATCATCGACCGTTCGATGGGTCACTGGATGCTCCAGTGCAAGGTCACCGACACCCAGGCGCCGGTCTTCACCGGCAACTTCTCCACGATGGACGCCGACCTTCTCCGCCTGGTGACGATCTTCCAGGGTCTCGGCCTGATCCAGGACGGCACGACGTCCGGCACGGTCCCGTCCATCACCGGCTCCAAGGCCCAGATCTCTCCGGCCGTCCAGCAGATCATCACGATCCTGGCCGCCAAAGGGGTCCTGCACGATGCCACGACGGCCGCCACGGTCGCGGTGGACACCTGGATCACCCCGACTCTCGCGGCGGGCTGGACGCCCTTCACTGCGGGTGTGGCGCCCCGCTTCAAGCTCAACTACGACAACACCGTGACCGTGGAGGGGCGGGCGGTCCCTCCGGGCACCGTGACGGCAGGAGATCTCGTCTTCACGATCGATGCCGGGTTCCAGCCGCCCGTCTCGAAGTACTTCACGACCATGGTCGCCAACAGCGCGGTGGGCAACCTGATCTTCGGGGCCGATCGGAGCGTGAGGATCTGGGACTTCGGGGCCACCACGGTGACCCGGCTGCTCATGCAGTGCCGCTACTCGCTGCTGCCCTGATGTCCGGCGAACCTCCTCGCCGCTGAAAGGGTGAGGAGGTGGCCCATGAAGACGCTGGCCCTGTCCGGCGGAGACCTGGTCCTGGGGTCCGGCGGACTCCAGATGCTGGACGGCCCTGCCAAGATCCGCCAGGACGTGGCGCTGTGTCTGGGCGAGGAGTACGGGCTCGACCCCTACCATTCCGGCTGGGGCTCTGTGCTGAAGAAGTACATCGGCCTCCCCATCACCGGGGACACGCCCATGCTGGTCCAGGCCGAGGTGAACCGGGTCCTCCAGCAGTACATCACCAACCAGCAGGCCCGTCTGGACGCTGCCGCGCTGAACAACCAGCAGCACACCGTCACGACGAACGAGATCATCCGTACGGTGAACTCGGTCGACGTCTCCGTGCTGTTCGACACGGTCTCGGTCCTGATCAACCTCACGACCATGGCCGGACAGACGATGACGATCTCCAGGACGGTGAGCTAGTGGCGACCACTCAGGCGGACATCGCCTCCCAGATGAAGGCCGCCCTCACGGTCTCCATGCCGGAGCTGGACACCTCCGTGGGAACCCCGGCGGCCAAGATCCTGGACGCGGTGGCAGGCTCCGTCTCGGACGCGTATGTGGAGAACCAGCTCCTGACGTACACGTACGACATCGACTCCAAGACCGATGCCGACCTGGACAGCTTCTGCCAGCTCTTCGGCATCGCGCGGCTTCCGGCCAAGCGGGCGACCGGCACGGTCACCTTCACCCGGGGGTCGGAGAACACTGACGCGATCGTGTTCATCCCGATCAACTTCCAGATCACCTCGTCGACCGACACCGGGATCATCTTCCAGACGGTCACCGGCGCGACCATGAACGTGGGGACTCTCTCGGTCTCCGTTCCGGTCCAGGCGGTCGACGCGGGCCCCGGCGGCAACATCGGCCCGAACCTGATCACGAACATGTCCTCGCCCATCCAGGGTGTGGCCTCGGTGACCAACACGGCGGCCACCACCGGCGGTGTGGACCAGGAGACGGATACCGCGCTGCGGGCCCGCTGGAAGGCCACGGTCTTCCGGAACATGGCGGGCACCGAGGACATGTTCCTCGGCATCGCCCTGAATGATCCCGACTGCTTCGCGGCCCAGGTGGTCACGGCCACCAAGTCGATCCGGGAGCAGGTTCAGATCGTCTCCGGCGCCGCAACCTCCACGGTCAACGACGCCAAGTACGTCTTCGGCACGCCGGTCTTCCTCGGTGAGGACATCGACAACGGCGACGTCTTCGTGAACGGACACGACTACACCTTCACCGCGACCGTGCCTCCCACGGTGACCGTGAACAACGCCACGGTGATCCCCGACGGCACGATCTGTGACCTGGAGTACCAGTACACGCCGAACGCCTCCCGGTCGGACCCGGCCAACGCGATCCTGAACCGGATCGACGTATGGTGTGCGGGTGCCCGCGCGGTGGCTGCTCAGCAGTCCACGGTTTTTAAAAACACGGTCACCTTCACCACCTCCGGCACGATGAACCGGACGGGCTTCGTACGGCCGGACGGCACCAACCCGACCAACGCGAACGTGTACATCCCGCTCGCGTATGGGCCGATCCTCACGGTCTCTCCGACGATCACCATCGCGTCCACGACGTACGGTCTCGCCACGGTCGCCAACCCCATGGGCACGGTCACCGGCGGGGTCACGTACGCCTACCAGATCGTCCACGACAACACCTCGGCCGGATGGACGCCCATGTCCCGCTTCGGCCTGGAGTGGAACGCGGGGACCCTCCCGGCCAACAACGCGGTCTTCACCGTGGGCGTGGACGGCGCGTACACGTACAACGACATCCCCACGGCCGTGCAGAAGGAGATCGACTCCTGGCGCCTGGCCGGTACGGACGCGCGGGCGCATCAGGCGACCAACGCCCTGCTGCGCTTCTCCTTCGCGATCATGTACGACCGGAACGCCTACCCGCCCCAGGTCAATCAGGCGATCAACTCGGCCCTGTCGAGCTGGCTCAACTCGCTCGGACTCTCGGCCGTGGTCCAGGTCTCCGACGCCCTCCAGACCGTCCACAACGTGCCCGGCGTGGACAACGTCCGCTTCCTCAACGGTTCGGACTACCCGACCTGGACTTTCCCCACCACGAACAACTTCGCGGTAGGCGTCCAGCGCCTGACCCCTACCGGAACCGTGCAGACCTCGTACGTCACCTCCACCGGCCGCTCGCTGGACGTGAACTTCACCGACTCCGAGGTCCCGCAGTTCGGCGGAGGCATCTACGCACAGAAGGCCCAGAACTCGTGGGGGGCGTACTGAGATGACGACGCCGATCTTCAATCAGTCGACGAGCTTCTTCGACACCTCGGCGACGACGAACACCGGGATCATCCCGCTCCAGTCGGACCCGGCCGGACCGGCTGTCACGGGCGTCGAGCGCGCCACGAACATGCTGCTCCCGGACGCTCCGACGATGCAGCAGCTCAGCAACTTCCCGGACGACCTGTACGACCTGCGGGAGACTTCGGCGCTCGTACGGCTCATGAAGGTGCTGCTCGGCGACGCCGGGGTGGGCCAGCTCCGCAAGCGCACCATGGTGACCCGGCTGGAGTCGGCCCTCAACGGGGCGAACTTCTTCGACCTGGACCGTTTCTACGGCGCCATCTTCGGTGCCCTGCGCAACCCGGCCGAAGCCCTCGTGATCAACCCCATGGACGACGTCGCCACGCCGGACGAGTGGGACTCGATCAAGGCGGCCGACGCCTCGTTCCGAGAGCGCATCTCCGAGCTGGCGAAGGCCATCGCTATGGGAGGCACCATCCCGGGCCTCCAGCAGGCCGCTGAGGCCATCGTGCAGGCCCCGGTGGACATCTACGAGTCCTGGCAGCTCCTGGACGCCTACGGGGACGTTCTCAGCTCCAGCCCCAACACCTGGGACGAGACCGAGGTCCTCTTCCCGACCTGGCAGAGCTTTCCGTCCACCACGACCTGGAATCGCGTGGAGGGCACCATTCAGGTCGGCCGGACCAATACCCTCTCGCGCTCCGAGATCATCGTGCGGCCCCGGAAGGACTACGCCTCCACGCCGGAGCACATCTACGACTTCCCGCGCGAGGAGAACGCGATCGTCCGCGTACTCCAGAAGCTGCGCCCGGCAGGAACGATCGTCACCGTCGACCCCGACATGGGCGACCCCTACGTGGCCACGAGTATCTCCGGCCTCCAGGCCGACTCGGAGTTCTGGGAGATCGTCCCCAAGGTCCAGCCCAAGAGCGG